ACACATGAATAATGATTTACCAACACCTGTACCAGCAAGTGCAATATTCAAAGTCTTTGGTGGAAGTCCACCTTTAGTAATCTTGTTAAAGAATTCTAAATCAAAAGGAATCCTTTCTTCTTTGTGATGATAGTAATCAAATCTAGCTTCTGAATCTTCCAGATAATCATGACCCACAGAGTTATCAAATGAAACTGCAAGAGCCTCAGTTAGAATATGGGGAATTGATTCTGGTGTTTTGTCTTTAGACTTACCATCTATAATACCAACACCTTCTACGATTGCATTGTAGATTGCTTTATCTTTTACAAATTTTTCTGTGGTATCTACTAACCAATCAAAATCTATCTGCTCTGGATTAAGACTTTTAATTATCTCAACAACCTTTTTATGTTCAGTATCGTTTAAATCTTTTCTTGTACTGACTTCAATTTCTAAAGATGTTTGTGTTGGTTTCTTATTATACTTGTCTACAAACTTTGTAATTTCATCAAAGATAATTCTTTCTTCTTTAACATCAAAGTATTCTGGTTTTATAAATGGTAAAACCTTTCTTAAATAGTCTTCATTGTTTAAAAGATTAGTTAGTGTTGTTCTCTCTATTGTCTGGTTCTGCATATTGCTCCTCAATTATATCTACCAAAATATCACCTATAAGATTCATAAAATCGTCTTTAAAGTCTTCTTTTGGTACTGCATTATTATCTATAATATCAAATTTAAATTTAAATGGCATACTGCCATCTTTTGTTTCCTCACCTAGTGAAACATCTCCATACTTATAAACTACACCAGCAAACTTACCACCCTTGATACCAATACAAGTTTGGTCTTCTGTTTTACTTTCAACATAAACGTATGATTCTTTAATATTATGCATAATGTAAATAAGTTTGCATGATATACTTAGGTTCGTTTATTGGTTTTGTTCCAGCATGTAGCCAAGGCCACATTGGTGGGAACATTAACATACTACCTTTCTTACAGTTAGCATGTGTACTCAATTGTGGAAATGAAGTTTTACCTTCTTCATTATCTGAAAGATATATAAAGAAAACTAAAAACCTTGTTGATGTTGGTTTTGAATTTACATCTACATGTGGTCTAAATTCATCATGGTCATTTGGTAAATATCTTTTAATACGAATAGGCTCCCATATATACTTACTTGGCATTTGTTGTGGTGCAACACCTGTGTCTTTTAAATAAGTTGTAAAACTATTTGTAAAGATATCTGTAAACATTTCCATTTCTGGTTTCCAAATATCAGGTGCTTTTGCCATATTCAGTTGTGTAAAAACCATTCCTCTATCATCAAATGGTTCATGTTGATTTTGAAACTGTTCAAACTTGTCTACCATACCATCACATATTACTTTGTTTACTACATTGTCATATATTTTAATTAAATCATTCATATCTCTATCCTATTTGTAATTCTGAAACCATTATAACAGCATCAAACATGTTTTGTCAAATCTTTAATGTCCAATCTATTGCTATTCTCTTTTTGTCTGTAATTATATCTTGAGCTCTATGTGGTACTCTGGGGTCGAATACTATAAAGTCGCCTGGTTCTGGTGAATGTAAAACTCCACCATGTTCAAATCCACCACCATAAGATTTTTTCCAATCTGAATTTAATATTCCCAATACTTTAATGATTGGTGTGTCTTTCAGTTCATCTTTCTGGTGGTCTGTATGTAAGTTATCTTCTCTATGTTCATCTTTCATAGAGATGCCACAAAACAAAAGGTCTAGGGAAACATTAAGCTTTTGTTTTTTTGCAGTTTCATGTATCATCATTAACAAACTCATAGACACACCAGCCAAATATTCATCATGTATTGTGTCACCTTGTATAACATCTATCTTTGCATGTTTATCTTCAAAGGGTTTACCCATAGGATAATTAAAATTCCATTTAGTAGATTTCGTAACTTGATGTTTAAAGAAATCTAAGAATAGTGGTGTACAACAACCTTTAACTATCGTTGCCATACTTAAACTCTTTTGCTGAAGCTTCTTCTAATTGTTTCATTATATCTTCTGTAAAATATTTCTCTGGGTCATTGTTAATTGTTTTTGCATATTGTTTACTACCATCTGGTAATTCAATACGAGTTGACACTTGTTTGAATACTTCATATTTTAATGCCAAATCAATTAATCCATAATACCTATCAAGTCCTTTATCATAAGTTAACAAAACATCAACCATTTTATTTTCCACAGTCAATCTTGATTTATGATTCTTACAATGAATTATATTACCAACAACTTCTGTACCATCTTTAAATTTTTTCTTTGAAAGATATATGATACTTGAAGCAGCATACTTCAATCCACTACCACCACCCATTTCTTTTTGTGGGAACATAGAACCTATGACATCATAAGTATGATTTGTTACAACCATTGGCACTTTTGCTTTACCAAGTTTTAAAGTTAAAACTCTAAATGTAGCTTTCAGTATTTGTGACCTCGACATATCTCTAGTTTCTTTTCCAGCATCTGTATCTTCTACTTCTTTAGTAGTTGATAACATACCAAGTGAATCTAAACATATAAAGAGTGGTCTTCTGACATTTACATCTTGTTGCATGTATCTTTCTAATACTTTTAATGATTGGTGTCTAAACTCTTGTACAGTTGTTACAGGAAGTATTACCATTCTATCTGCATCTATTCCTCTATCAACAACCATCTGTTTTGTGATTGCACTTTCTGATTCAAAGAATACAACACCAGAGTTTGGATTTTGGTCTAGGAAGTTTTTAACCATTCCCATAAGAAAGAAAGTTTTTCCTGTAGAACTTTCTCCAGCTAATGCTGTAATTTTGTTTTGTGGAAGTCCACCGTAAAGTGAACCAGAAAGTAAAGCATTAAATACATGAGAACCTGTATCTATAAAGTTTTCTACATCTCCTGCTTCTATACCTTCAGAAACTATTCCAGCATATTCATTTCCTGTATCTTTAATTATATCTTTCAAAAAGTCACTCATTATTATCTCCTGTTCTATCTTGTTTTAAATTTAAATTATCAAACATATCTGTGGTTGGTTGTGAATCACAGAATGGTAAGGGATTTTCTTTTTTCTTTTTTTTGAAAATCCTATCCCAATTATCTTCGAATACTTTTTTATCAACCTTTCTCGGTCTTTGTTTATCGCCTTTACCTGCCATTAAAAAAACTCCTCTAGTGTTCCTTGTGTTCCATAACTGTCATCAATCTGCCACTTTATAATCCTAGTAATAAATTTCAATGGTTCTACAAATGACTTTTCAAATTGCATATCATAATCTACTATGTTATGTAAGTTTAATTCTTCTGGTAACCTAGTCATAAATGATATAGAGGTTGATTGATATGTATTTGGTATCTTCATATGTAAAAATTTAATCTTATCCCCTTCTTGTATGTAAGGATATTTTCCTTGTAATTTCTTTTCTCTTAAAAGGTGATTATATAGTATTGCACCCTTACAATGTATTGGAGCACCTTTCTTAAATAGATTATGTGATTCAGTCCATTTAGTTAACCCATTTACTGAACGAGGATAAGCAACCAGTTCTGGTTTTAATGTCATAAACTCTGTTCTAAAATCTTGTATAAAAGTATTTAACACCTTATCATCTTCGTTCATGATAATAGTTAATGCTTCTTTAATCTTCTCACGACATGCAGCTGGTGTAGATGACTTAACTGCCTCAACACCCATGATTTTTAATTTAGGTTCTTTATAACGAACACCTTCAACATCATGTGCATTTAAAATATATCTTTTCTTTGCAACCCAAATACCTTTATCTGCAATTACTTCTCTTTTCATTTGCATCTTTTGTTCATATGCATTTACATAGTCAGCGAGGTCTTGATAACTTTTATCAATAAAAGGTTCAATCTTCTCTTTAGCAACTCTGTCCAAAAACTCCACGATTTTCTTTTTATCTGTGTCTGGTACGAAGACTTTACTAACCAACTTATCAAATGTGATATACACCGAATCCGTATCACTCGCAATGATGTAGTCTTCGTCTTTGGTATCAAGTATTTTATTAAGATACTGATTAAGAGTGTGCTCAATATGACGAATAGCAAGTTGCCCACTTGTAGTAATCGCCTCGGCAACCAAAATATTGTAATACCTAAACCACACATTGCCGATAGCACCATATGCACTATTGAGAGAAATCTTTTTAGCCATCTGGATATTATTGAACTTAGATATATCCCTAAGTAATTTTGGGTCTTTTGTTTTTTCATAATCTTTTTGTGCCTCAAGCATTAATTGTTTGAACTTAACTCTATCATCATACATCTTTTGCATGAGTTCTGGTAAAAAACCTTTTTGTGTTGTTTTAAACAAAGCACCATTTGGTGTCATTGTTGCATCTTTTAATACTGAAGTATCTACTTCTCTATTTAACATCTTTTCAACTGACATATTTTTGACTGCTTTATCTGCAACTAATGTTTCTGGTGAAATATTATACTGCATAATCAGATGTGGATATAGTGAGTTTAAATCAAAAGACATTACCCATTTATGTAAACCAACTTGTGGGTCTTTTACATATGCACCTTCAAACTTTTCACTCTTTTCTCTTTGAATCTTTTGTGGGATAACTATATTTTTCTTTCTAAGTTCATTATAGATTAGTATATCCCAATACTTAACTGAACCAAGCACATCCATATAATTTACTTTTGCATCATATGCCATAGTCAAACATAGTTCAATCAATCTCATTTTGTCTTCTAGTCTATCAACAATCTCTACATCTTGTATGTTGTAATCAATAAACGATTGAAAGTCCTTTAAGTACCATTCTCGGAATGTTTCGTATGGATTGTCATCCTTAGACTCGCCCAACTCTACATGTGCTATATGGTCAAGTCTGTAACTCTCACGATTGGTATATGTGAACTTCCTATACAAGTCGTAATAATCTAAATGTGATACACCGAGTATATCATAAACTTGTTGTTTTTTACCCATCTTGAAAACTTGTCTATCTGATACATTACCCCAAGGCGAAAGTCTATTGATTTCTTTTGAATCATATAAATTCTTAATACGATTACAGATATATGGTATATCAAAAAATTCTGTATTCCATCCTGTAACAACATCTGGTTGATTCTTTTCCCAAAAAGTTAAAAATTCTTGAATTAACATTTTTTCTGAATCACATTTTACATAAGTTACATCATCTCTTGTATTGTTATATTCACCCACACCCCAAACTAATATGTGTTTGTTTTGATGATTCTTAATTGTAATTGATAATAGTGGTTCTATTGCTTCTTCTGGATTTGGGAATCCATTTTCACAAGCAACTTCTATATCAATTGTTACTACAAGAATTTTATCAACATCCCACTTTACAAAACTAGGATATTCATCTGCAATATAATTATATTGGAATGTAGTATTACCATAGATAAGATGTGGTTGACCTTCATAAGATTTCAACCATTCTTTTGCCTCTTTGATTGTATCGTGTTTTACAGGTGTGACAAATTGCCCATCAAGGGTTTTGTGTTTGGTTTCTTTGATTACTTTACAGAAAAGAGTGGGTGAATATTTAACCTTTCGATTAATTCTTTCTCCATTCACATATTCTCTAACAAGTAGAGTATTGCCCCAAGGCGTCACGTTAG